TGACACCAATTGGCGGACCCCAGATCCGTTTCTATGGCATGGATGGCGGCCGGGGCCGGCGTCTAAACCGCAGCGATGACACCGGGCGCCGGCGGCGATTACGGGTACAACCAGGCGCTCCTCGACCTGATGAAGTGTTTCTCTCCCAAGGAGCGGCCAGCCATGGCGGCGTGGGCCGAGGAACACTTCCGGCTGTCTGGCTCCTACTCCGCCGAGACGAACCTGATCACGTTGGATCCGTTCCAGGTGGAGCCGTGCAACGCGTTCTCGGATCCCCGGGTCCGCCAGATCACGCTGATGTCCTCAACGCAGCTTTTCAAAACGCTGCTCATGCAGATCGGCATGGCGTGGGGCGTGGTGAACGACCCCGGGCCCATGCTGTTCGTTGGCTTCAAGGACGGCGACGTCGAGAAGTTCTCCAAGGAGCGCTTTTCGCCGATGATGCGCGACATCGATCCGCTGGCGGCCGTCTCGATTCCGGTCAAGGGCCGGGAGTCAGGGAACACCATCGAGCAGAAGCTCTTTACCAACGGCGCCTCGATCGACTTCGTCGGCAGCGGAAGCCCCGCCAATCTTGCGCGCAGGACGATTAAGTACCTGTTTTGTGACGAGGTCGATAAGTGGGAGGTGGACAGGAGGGAAGGTGAACCACTCGATCTGGCGCGCGCCCGCCTGGCGAGGTATTTCAACCGGTCCAAGATGGTGGTCGCCTGTTCGCCGACGCTCGAGGGTTCCAGCCGCATCGCCGCCGAGTTTGAACAGTCCGACCAGCGCTACCCTTATGTGGCCTGTCCCGAGTGCGCGGAGATGCAGATCCTCCGTTGGCATAATGTGAAGTTCGATTCCGACTTGCCGCCGCGCGAGGCCGGAGCCGGCGCCCGCATTATCTGTACCTCGTGTAAGTATCCATGGACCGACCAACAGCGCCGGTGGGCATGCAAACACACCCATGAGTGGCGGGCCCACCGGCCGTTTGAAGGGCACGCCGGTTTCTGGATCAGCCATCTAAACAGCACGTTGCCGATTCATTCGCTCTCGGAGATGGTCACCGATTGGCTGCGTGTAAAGGACGATCCGACCAAGCGCATTGTGTTCAAGAACACCCGGCTTGCCGAGCTTTATACGTTGGAAGGCGAACGGCCCGACCATACGTCGCTGAAGGACCGCGCCGAGACGTATCAGATCCGCGGCGAGGACATCCTACTTCCCGAGGGCGCCGAGGCGATCGTGGCCGGCGCCGACGTCCAGGCCCGCCGGATAGAGATCCAGATTCTAGGCATCGGGCGCGTGGCCGGAAAGCTGCACATTTGGGTCGTAGGTTATAAGACGATCGAGCTCCTGGACGACACCAACATTTCGATGGTGACCTCCGCCTCCGGGTACTGGACGGAGATGCAGCGCGTGCTGCACCGGACTTACCGGACGCCCAGCGGCACCCGGTTGCCGATTCTCGCCATGGCAATCGATTGCGCTCACCAGGCCGACGAGGTCTATAAATTCTCCAAGACCCAGGCGCGGCCGCTCCACGGCCAGATGGGAATTATCATCAACTCGCCGCGGACGGTGATCTGTGTGCGCGGCTATGACAGCGAGTCCATGACGCCCATCCACGGCGTCAGCGATCGGGAGTCGGCGCGGATGCGGAAGGGCGCCGGTCAGGACATTCCCATCGTGACGCTTGGCACCGGCTACCTGAAGACGGCGCTCTACGGCGCCCTGCAGAGCCGCGATAGCTCGATACAGATCCATTTTTCGGAAGATCTCGCGCCCGACTACTATCGCGGCCTCACCGGGGAGCGGCAGATTGTCGCCAACGGCAAGATCCGGTGGGAGAAGGTCTACATGCGGAACGAGCCACTGGACACGTTCGTGTACGGGATGGGCGGCATGTACCTGTGCCGCATCGACCGCTGGAACGAGGAAGATTGGATCGTATATCGGCGGAAGTTCGGGCTGACCGAGCAAAAGCCGGTGGCCGCAGTTCCCCGCTCTGTCCAGTCCTCCTACCTTTCCAACGACTAGCGGCCGCGGGCCGGTGCTAATGTTCGTGTTATGACTGACCCGTTGCAGACATTAGATTGGTGGTACCGGAAGCGGGCCGATCTGTATACGGCTTATCTCAGCGCCGCCCACGAATCGCGTTTTGAGAGCCGGATGGAAGTCAAAAAGGCGCAGGATGACATCTCCAAGGCGATCAACTTGGTAGATCGGATGATCGTCGCTCTGGGCGGGACGCCCTTCCCGCCCATGAATGCCACCGCCGGCAATGCCGGGCCGGTGCGATCGACGCGGGTGGATCAGAATGACTATGCCTAAAGGTGGGAGGACCGGTTTAGGGGAGCGCCTGGCGGACGCTTATCGGATGATCGTGTCGGGTACGGTCCGGACGGTGGCGTCTGGGTTCGACAGCGGCGGCCGGATGGTGCAGCGCATTAAGAACTGGATCCCGCCGACAAACGAAATCAACGCCGAGATCTCCGCGAGCGGTAAGCTCATGCGGAACCGCAGCCGCAAGCTCATTGTCGAGAACCCGTGGGCTTCGGCGGCGCTGGACCTCTTCGTCAGTAATGCGGTTTCGACCGGCCCGATTCCGCGGCCGCGCCATCCGGACGCCAAGCGGCGCCAGCAGATGATTGACCTGTTCGACCGGTGGGCGAAGGTCTGCTGCAGCAACCGCTCGATGGACTTTTATGCGTTGTGCGCTTTATCGGTCCGGGCCAACCGCGCTGACGGCGACTCCTTCACCCGCGTCCGTTACCGGCGGGAAGAGGACGATTTGCCGGTCGGTATGCAGTTGCAGCCGCTCGAGGCCGACTTTTGTCCGCTTGAGAAAACAGAGGGGCTGTCCGCCGGCCGCCGGATCGAGGCCGGGATCGAGTTCGATGCCATCGGGCGGCGGGTTGCCTATTGGATGTACAAGTCGCACCCGGCCAGCCAGAATGCCTTCCAGCGCGACATGGCACTGTTCCAGGTTCCGGAGGCCGAGATCATTCATATGTTCGAGGTCAAAAGGCCCGGGCAGGAGCGCGGCTATCCATGGCTCACGCCGGCCATCATTTCGCTCTACGATCTGAAGCAGTTAATGGACGCTTCCCTGCTCCGCCAGAAGCTGGCTAATCTGCTCAGTATCTGGATTCAGAAGGGGCCGGATTCAAAGGGCATATTGGGCGAGACGCCTGTCAGCGCGCCGGCCGTTCCCGGGCAAAACAAGCACGAGGCGACTTTCGGGCCGGGGACGGTGAATTACTGCGAAGAGGGCGAGGAGCCGAAGTTCCTGGTGCCGCCCGACCAGGGGAATAACTTCCAGGCGTTCGTCAATTTCATTCTGCGGTCCATCGCGCGATCGCTCGGTCTGACCTATGAGCAGCTGTCCGGCGACCTGACGGGCGTGAATTTCGCGTCCTCCCGCGCGGGCATCCTGGAGATGCGCCGCCTGATGGAGATGTGGCAGCACCACGTTCTGATCCACCAGTTCTGCCGGCCGATCTGGGAGAAGTGGATCCGCCAGGCGCTGCTCGAGGGCCGTCTGTGGAAAGGTGCCGAGGCCGAGTTCGTCGCGCACCCAGAGTACTTCGAGGCCGAGTGGGCGCCGGCGGCCTGGCCGTGGGTCGATCCGGTCAAGGATCTGCAGGCGGCGCGCGACAAGGTCCGCGGCGGGTTCGGTTCGCGGCGCCGGGAGCTCGCCAAGTTGGGCGACGACATCGAGCGCATCGACCAGGAGAACGCCGAGGACAACAAGCGGGTTGACGGCCTCGGTCTGATGTACGACTCCGATGGGCGCGTGGCGCTGGCCGCCGGGCGCAAACCGGCCGAAGAAGAAGAGCCGGCCACTGAGCCAGCAGTAGGGGGGAGTTAAATGGGCGAAGAACCAGTTGGTTCGACATTCACCGCGACGATCAACGGCCAGGAGTGGTCTTTCGCTGGTGGAGTGTTGGTGGACGTCAAACCGTCAGGGATGCCGCTCCTGGCGGGGGGCACCGCGGCGGCGGTGAAGCCGGCGGGCGCTTTGGGTCCGTGGGCATCGGTCGACCAGTACCGGCGGGAGTTAGCGGCCCGGGCCGGTAATAAACCGGTGTTGCTCCATGCCGACGTCGGTTGGCCGACGACCAGCCAACAGCGGAAGCCCTACGCCGTCAAGAACCGGGTGGCCATCATCGAAATCAGCGGCGTGCTGTCCAACGATCCCTGGTACTGGGATGAGACCGGATACGGGCAAATTCAGTACGAGGTTCTGTTCGCCTCGACCGATGCCGACGTGGACGGGATTCTGCTGAAGATCGACTCGCCTGGCGGCTACACCGACGGCGCCTATGAGACGGCGGACCTGATCCACAAGGTGGGGAAACAGAAGCCGGTATGGGCGGTCGCGGCGCCGATGGCCTATTCGGCGGCGTATCTACTCGCCAGCCAGGCGGCCAAGATCTACACGCCTGAGATATCGGGCGGCGTGGGTTCCATCGGCGTCTACTGCATGCACGTTGACTATTCCGAGGCGCTGAAGGAGGCCGGCATTAAGGCCACGTTCATTCAGGCCGGCGAGGGGAAAACAGACGCCAATCCCTACGAGCCGTTGTCGGAACGGGCGCGGAAAGATTTGCAGGCCGATGTCGATCGGCTGTATGCCGCCTTTGTTTCGCGCGTTTCGCGCGGACGCGGCTTGAAAGAGAGTGCGATCATCGCTTTGGGCGCCTACACCTACGACGGCGCCCAGGCGGCAATCGCCGCAGATTTGGCGGACAAACCAGGCACGCCAGAGGTCGCCATCGCGACCATGTCCAAAACCAAGGACGGCCTGTTGATGAGTGAGCCGTTGGCCGAAGCCGGCGGAGTAAGGAGTCCTACCATGGACGAAGCAACGAATACCGGCACGGCGGCGCCCCAGGCGCAACCTCCGGCCCAAAAGCCACCCGCGCCGGCGGTTGCGGTTCCGGCCGCGACGAATGGCGACCTCGAGAAGTATATGTCGGATCAAGAGCAGATCCGCGACCTGTGCGCGATCGCCGGTTGCCCGGCTAAAGCACTGGATTACCAGCAACAGAAACTGACCCCGGAGCAGGTCCGGGCCGAGTTGAAGAAAGCCCGCGTTACCGGCCAGGCGCAGGAAATCAACGCGACCATTGGCGGTCTGACGGGCATCGGCAACAAGCGGCAGAGCCTCGCCGAACGGATGACGCAGCAGCTACGCCGCAACGGCAAAGTGCCGACAGAGAGGGGGGCATAACCTTGCCACGATTCGAAGACCAGCACAAAGAAGAAGTTAAGTCCCCTGGCGATCTCAAGGTCGGCCAGAACGTGCCAAAAGGCAAAACCAATGATCGGGTTCGATCGACTGACGGCATCGTTTCGACGCAGCAGGCCGTTATTGCGGCCCGGGCGGCGGGCGGAAACACGGCACCGATCATCGATCGGCACCGCATGCTGAGCGATTGGCTCGGCGGGGAACCGGACTATCCGCCTTACTTCGGCCGCGACGAGGTTGCGGTGGTGGCCGGTGAGGAGATGTGGACCGGGACGATTCTCCAGGACGCCGGCAACGGCGAGGTGGAGGCCTGGGTGGCCGGATCGGCGCCAGTGGGCATCTTGATCAGCGAGTACATTCCCGGTGAGACCACCGCACCGTACCTCGCGGTCGCTCTGATGCGCGGCCCGGCGCATATCAAGGACATGGGCATTCTGTGGCCGGACGGTATCACGGCGCCACAAATCGAAGCCTGCAAATTGGCTTTTGCCGCTAAGCAGATCGTTTTCCGGGAGACGGCGTAAGCCAGAAAGAAAAAAGGAACAGAAAACCATGCCTGGCTTACTCACTGATGTTTTCAACGGCGACGCATTCTCGCTCACCGAACTCACCGATGCGTTCAATGTCGTGCCCAATAACTTTGGCAAATTGCGGCGCATGAACCTGTTTCCGGACAAGCCCGTCCGGAGCCCGCTGGCCACGTTCGAACGGCGGACGTTCAGCAACAACCTTTTGCCCTCGGTCCAGTGGGGCGGCCCGGCGTCCCAGGGCAGCTTGGGCGGGCGCGACCTGGCCCGGATCCCGATCCCGCACTTCCCTCACGAAGACATCGTCCACGCGCAGGATGTGATGGGGGTTCGGGCATTCGGGTCCACCGATTCCTTTGCCGCGATTCAGGATCTCATCAACGAAAAGTTGGAGACGATGGCGGGCAAGCACGACATTACGCGCGAGTTTATGTCGTGGGGCGCTCTGAACGGCGTTGTCATGGACGGCAATGGCGTTGTCATCGCCGATCTGTTCGAGGCGTTCGGCCGGACCGAGAAGGTCATCGATTTCGACCTGGATAGCCCGGCGACCGAGCCGCTCCTGAAGGTCATGGAGATGAAGCGGTATATCGAATTGAACATGGAAGGCGAGCAGGCCACCGGGATTTGGGTTCCGGTCGCTTACGACTTCTTTGCCAAACTCATCACGCATCCGAACGTGAAGGCCGCCTACAACACCTATTTGCAAGGGCAGCAGCCGTTGCGTGAGGACTTGCGGACCGGCTTTAACTACATGGGCGTGATGTTCGAGGTCGAGGAGGGCTATGCCACGACCGCGGGCACACCGACCACGGCGCCGGTGACGCACCGGTTCATTCCGGACGGGACGGGGCGGGCGGTACCGCTCGGCACCGATTCGTTTGGGACGCTCTTGGCGCCGGCCGATTTCATCGAAACGGTGAACACTCCGGGGCTGCCGCGCTACGCGAAGCAGTTTGTGGATAAGTTCGATCGCTTCGTGCAACTGCACACGCAATCGAACCCCATGCCGTACTGCAAACGGCCGCAGGTTCTCGTTAAGCTCCTGATGTAGAGTCATCCCTTCCTGCTACGTAGGAGGCCGGCCCGGAGACACAGACGGGCCGGCCGTTTTTTCGCTAGTCGGCCCCCGGATTCGGTTTCAAGGTGGGCTGCTCCGTTTTATCGTCTAGGAATGCCTGACGAGATTGATCTGCAGCCCGAGCCCGCCGCGGCCGCGACTTGGGCTGTTCCGCGCGAATGGGCGGGTGACACGGCGTTCATTCTAGGCGGCGGTCCTTCGCTCCGGGGCTTCCCTGTCGATCGCCTCCGCGGCCGCGGGCGCGTCATCGTCATCAACCGGATGGTTTTGCCGGCCGAGGAGTGGCCCGGTGTGCCATGGGCCGACGTCCTCCACTTTGCCGACTGTGCCTTCTGGGTCCGGTTCCGCGACCAAATCCTACCGATCTGGCAGGGCGGCCGGATCACAACGCTTTGCAACGGTTTCATGGTGGAGGGCGGCGAAGTGAAGCGGGCCGAGATCTATCCGGGCGACGGCCTGTTGCGGCTCGCCCGGGCGCC